ATTGTTGCACCTTGTGACAAATAGAATGCGCGGTTGCCTTCCGGCATGATGTACGATTTGCCACCTTCTTTCGGTGTCACTTTGATAAATGCTTTCGTGTTCATAACTTCGATCGTTTTTTGGTTTTAGTCCGCAAAATTAGTAATCATTTTGAATATAAACAAATTTTCTTGATTATTTTTTCAAGAATTTTTGCGCGGACATATTTTTTGTTGTACCTTTGCACAAAATTTTAATACCTTGCAATATGGATTATTCGAATTTACATTCAAAAACCATTTTCGATTTTACGTCGGACGATTCCATTCTTGAACAAGTTGATCCGATGTTGACTTCGCGTATCTTCGACAAAGAAGAATACGTCAAAAAGTGCAAGTCCAATCCGGAAATCAATGCGCATGATTTGTATTTTGCCGCCGAATTATTGAACGATCAGGATTTGAAATCCGCCGTTGAATCACAATTCGCGGACGAAATCAAACAATTGTTCGACGAATAATCACGGCGTTTCCGATATATTCGGGAATTCCGACGCGATGTACCTTTGTACGTCTGCAAATGAACGCCCGCGCGGTTCACAAACGGCAACCAATTTTCTTGCGTCCGCCAATGTGAATCGCGTTCGTTTTGTATGCGTCACATACATGTATTTCGATTCGTTCCAACGGCGTGTCGTTTTGTCGAAGTACATTCGCGACAATCCGCCGTCCAACAACGCTTGCGCCAATACCGATTGTTGTTGTGCATAATTGGTTGTGAATAGACCTTCGCGCACCTTTGTAATGACGATTTGTTCGTCAATTCCGCGAAGACTTTGAACCAATTGATCAAAATTGCACACCATTGAATTGTAACCGGTTGATGTACGAACACGTGTGAATTCTTCATGTGGCATGTCTTCAACGCCCAACATGCGGTAAAAATCGCGCAACGTCTTTCGTGCGATATATTCATTCGCCAATTCCATGAATCGCGTTGCCAATTTTCCGCCCGAATCGCCATAATCACCCGCAACGCGCATGTCATGGCGGTTGTGTGTAATTTCGTGCCACAACGTTGCCATTGCGTCGGCTTCGTCAAATGTGATGTCTTCGATACGTCCTTTCGCGATTTTGTCGAATGCGGTGATCACGCGATCGTAACGTGTCGGCGACAATGCAATGTCACCGTGCATGTATGTTGACCCGTTGTGATTCGGGTTGCGGTCAACTTCAATCACAACCTTCGGTTTTCCGCCGTTTGAATAACTACCATTTTTGAATAATTCTTCAACAACATTCAGTCTTTGCAGCGTTTCGGCAACGTTCGCGGCGGTTGTGTATGCCTTCAACAAAGGAACGGACGCCGTGCCGGTTTGCGGCTTCGCGGCTTCGTATGCTTCCAACATTGCTTTCAATTCGTCATATCCCTTCGACAACACATTCGTTTCGGCGTCGTATTGTGCGCGTGTTGTAACGTTGTGCCATTGGTGCGCCGCCAATAACGAAGACGCCTTGTTGAACACGTCGTCATAATGGTTCGAAATTGCTTCCGCCATAATGATTTTGATGTCGTTTACAAGTGCGAAAAACATTGCACGCTTGCGTTCATATTCGTCATGTATTCGTGCGTATGCGGTGTCGTACAATCGCACATATTCTTCGTACTGCAATGACAAATCTTTCGTGACATTCGCCGCCGTTGTCAATTCGCCGGTGATTTGTGCCATGTGTGCAAGTTGATTCAACTTCGCGTCGTAATCACGCATAAATCGCGCGTAACCGGAATCCGGATTGTCGCGCATTTCTTTTTCCTTTTCGAATTTCTTGCGTATGTTTTCCGGCACGGCTTCTTTCGCGATCGGCACAAGTTGGTGACGGCAATTCCAACCGCCAACGTTGATTTGGAAATTCTCCGGTGTCGTGTCTTCGATCATGCCTTTCGGCAAACCGGTCTTCGGGTTCAACGCAACGTGGATCACTTCGCCGGTCTTTTGCGACACGATTTCGCCTTTCAGTATATCCGGAATTTCGCTTTTGTGAATATACGGGTGATGTTCGATCAACACATTGCAGAATTCGCGCGTCGTTTCAATAGACGATCCGACGTATTCGAACCATTCCGTTCCCAAATCGTCGGTGAATAACTTGTTGTTTTGACCAACATATTGCGTCATGGCGGTTGTCGCATACGTGCCGGCATACTTCGCCAACGACGATTGTGAATCACCGGACGATATGAGTTGCGACCGGAATTCGGCGACCAAATCCGAATATTTTGCACCGGACGTCACCGCCTTCAACAACAATTTGTTCAAGGAATCCAAAACGCCCGTTTGCAAACCCGCGCCGGTCAACCCGTCAATGGTATTGGCAACGGCGACACGCTGCATGGCGGCGAATTTGTTTTTCGCTTTGTCACCCATTGTCTTTTGCGCGAACGAAGACGAATAATACGCGACTTGTTGTTTGTATATATCGTCAAACGCTTGCGCCAATTCTTTGACGCCGCGCAAATATTCTTTGTTGGACGCGAACCGTGCCAATTTCGATTTGATGTCGGACAACAACTTCAAATTTGCGGTCGTGTTTTTGATATACCCGTTTGCGTCTATATCCAACCGTTTGATCAATTCAACGGCGGAATCGAAGATCGCTTTTTCGGTCTTCGTAATGACACCGGCAAAACGTTCGGACGCTTTGTCCAACATTTGCGCAACACTTTGTGACGTCACATTTGCCATGTATGGTCGGTTTTTTGCCGTTTGGCGGGCTTTCACCCGCCGCGCGGACAATTAGTCATTCAACAATTATTCTTCGCTTGATTCGCTCGATTCCGTTGATTCGGTTGATTCGCTTTCGCTTGTGGACACCGAACCCGAACCGGAAATGGATTCCGAACCGGACAACATGCCTTTGAACATTGGGTTTTCCTTCGGTTCGTTCGCCTTCTTCACTTCGTCGGCATACGTCTTCAATATTGCCATTTGTTGTGTGTATTCTTTGTCAGCGAAATCCGGCACGCTTCGCATTGCCTTGCGTACGAACGGAACGATATTGCACGAAATGATGTAATCCGTTTCGGTGATACCGTCATTTTGACGCATGGACATTTTGGTGTCTTCGTTCATACCGAACAACGGGTCAAGATCGAACGTGATTTCAACCATGCGCGCGATTTCCGGATCGGTGTTGAATTGCTTTTTCGCATAATCAATTTCCAATTCACGCAAGATCATTGGATTGACCATTGCGTCACGCGCCGCCTTCAATTCCGCCATAAGCGTTGACGTGTTCAAAATATCGTACTTCGTCGGAACGTTGATTTTCGGCAACAACGCTTTGCGTGCTTCGTCGTTCGGCACAATGACTTTGTACCGGTATTCGCAAATGAAATAATAAATATTGTCAAGAATACGCACGATGTCTTCGGCAATGGCGTTGACAAAGTTGTTCAATTCGTCTTTGTCGTACGCTTTCGCCGTTCCGGATTGCGCGATCGGTGTTTCCGCAAGGAATTCCATGTTGATTGCCGCCAATGCGTCGTATATGTGTTGACGCACGTGTTCGTCTTCAAACTTCGCGATTTCCGGTGACTTCGTGACGTAGCCGATCGGCGGTGTCGGAACGTTTTGTTCGCCAAAACGCGCCGCGTTGATTATGTATTCGCCATAAGGTGACACGTTGATAATACTTCCGCGACCGCCGCAATGGTGACATTTCTTGCGTTCAATGACGGTTTCTTTTCCTTCTTCGTCTTTGCCGAATACTTCTTCCGTACCCGAACCATGACACACCGGACAATCGGTGTTGGCGAATGCGTATTTCTCCGAATGGATATGTTGCAAGATTTCCGCCTGCAAATCGGAATATTCGCGCGCGGCTTCGTCCAACGAAGGAATCATGCCGGCAATACGGCTTTCATATATGGTGTCGTTGTTGATACGCGAATGATACATGCCGCCGACCTTGAATGCGGGCAACACGCCGATGTTGTGTTGGAAAATCTCTTTTTCCATGACGTCGGATTTTGCCGCCGACACTTGTTCCCACCGGCAACATTGCGTTGGCGTGATCACGTAATAAATCGCACCGTTGTTGGAACGCTTTTGTCCTTCTTTCGTTGTGTACGTGGACGTGTCGCGTGACTTCAACACAACGTATTCGCCTTCGACATAATCCATGATTTGTTCGGATTCGAAGAAAAGCGCAACGGGGCGTACGTATTCGTTTGCACCTACTTGCATACGTTCCGGAACGACCGCAACAATACCGTTTGCGTCCAATAAGTACGAACGCAACAACACCGCGAACGCCCAATTGGTGATTGACGTGAAATGCGGGTATTTGTGTTCGCAATAATCTTGCAGCGTTTCACCGGTTGCGATCTTGCTTTGTTCCGACTTCGCGTCATACTGAATGTTCCAATCTTGCGACCGGCGGATCTTCTCCAATGACGAAATCACCTTCGTCATGGTGCGTTTGGTGATCGGAACGTAAATTTTTTCACGATACTTTTTGACGTTGTCGGATTCGTTCGGGCGTCGTTCACAAATCAATTCCTTCGGCATACGTCCGTATGCGTGCGTTGTCAATTTGTTCGCCAATTGAACACACAACGCGCGGTTGTTGTAACTACTACCGGAAACGATCTTTTTTACTGAATCGGGCGTCAATATCATTTGCCCGTCATTCGTTTTGATAAGTAATGACATAATGTGTGTATTTTAGTTGTTTGAATTCCGCGACGTAATGTTCGCAACCATTTTCCATTCGGCTTTCGTGAGTTTTTCGCCGCATTCCAATTTGATTTTGTTTTCCCAATCAATTTCGTACGATTCGGACTTC